CTTCTTTCGCTTTTTAGCACTACTTAACTACTTGAATTTAACAATGAAAAAAGTTGCCTCTCCGAGGCGGAACGTTCCACGTCAACCACATCCCGTGGTTAACAGGAACGCGAAGCTTCGGAGGGGCGCAAAGCTATCCGACCCCCCCATAAACGTTAGTCACCGTGGTGAAATGTCTTTGCATTCACACGAATTAGACGGACGGTTGCGGGTCGTGACCAAGCGCGCCTTTGAACAAAAGGTGTCAAAGTTTGAAGCTTCAGAGCCGGAAGGTATCTTGAAGGAAGCACACAACCCGATGAATCAATTGGGAGCCCTACATGAGGCCAGTGTGCCTGTCGTGACGTCACCTGACTACGACAGTTTTCTTGCAGCGTTCAATAAACGTTGTAATTTCAAACAAGCTGGTCCCGATGATGACATCGGTGATGCCGAGTTCGCTGAAGCCCTGGCTATTATAGCCGCGGCTCCTGACAGTGTGTTTGACGCATGGGACGAAAATGAGGCCGACCGGGAACGGTGGCTTGCAAAATTCGACCCATCCAAACGCGCGCGTATGCAGGCTGCATACGCAGATCTTCCTAACCACAATGCTAAGATGTTGGGTAAGAAAGATCTGTCGGTGAAAGCGGAAACTCTGGCTGGCAAACGTGACGAGTCCGATTGGGCCGCACGGGTTATTTACGCAGGAACGGACGCTTACAACGCGTGCACGGGTCCTGCGGCCATGGTATCCATGGAAAAGTTAGTCGATTGGAGTGTGCACTCCAAGATTGGGGACGTAAAGGTTCGGTTTGCCTACAAGCAGACCGATGTCAAACTTTGCGCCCATCTTATCGATCCTGCTTATCCCGAAATCGTTGAAGGCGATTTCAGCAGGAATGATCGCGAGCAACGCTCGCGTGTTGCACTTCTTTACGACGCTTTCCTCGCCAAGGTTAAAATGCCCGAATGGTACCGTGCCCTTTTACTGGCACATCAGACTTTCTCAGTGATGAACTACAAATACGGTGTATTTGCTGAGATTTCGTTCCAACTGCCCACTGGTGCCACAACCACCACCCCCCGTAATTCGTTGTATAATGCAGTTATGTTCGCCGTTATCGCTCGCCGCCAGAAGCGGCGCGGTAAGGCGGTGATTCTAGGCGATGATATTCTCGCGGCACTCAATCGCCGTCTGGATATCAAGGCCTGGGTGCGGGACGTGGCGCTGTTCAAAATGGTCCTCAAGGCCAAGCAGCCACGATTGGACGGTGAAGCTACTTTGCTGAGTAGACGCATGTTCACTGAAGTGGATGTACCATGCATGGTACCGTTGTTGGGAAAAATGTTGGTGCGCTTCAATGCGCGCGCTACATTTAATGAAGGGGTGAGCGACTCACAGTACATGGCCGGCAAAGCGTTATCTTACGCTTACGAATGCAGGCATGTACCCGCTCTTTCTTCAATTTTCCTCGAACGGTTCCGGATGGAGGATTCAACCAACCTTCAGAACGATGACTTGTCGTGGTTCACCCGAACGTCGGGTGTTCCCCTCGAGCATATGATGAGTGCGATCCGTGACGAGACAGTGTTGGTTGATGATGATTCGCTCGACTTCTGGTTGTGCGAACATTATGATATCGACCTGTTTGACACTAGGCAGATTTTCCGGGAAACCATCCTTGAGAATTCGCCCGTCATGTTGAACAATCCCGACATAGCCAAATATTTGGTTCGTGATGGAATATGATACTCTTTCTAGGTTGATCTCTTCGGATGATCCCGGCTGACAAGCAAGGACGCTTTGCGCCCCT